CCACGGAAGAGGCAACAACAACCACAACCACGGAAGGGGCAACCACCACCACGACCACGGAAGAAGCAACAACGACAACCACGGAAGGGGCAACCACCACAACCACCACGAAAGGGGCAACCACCACAACCACAACCACGGAAGGGGCAACCACCACAACCACCACGGAACTGGCAACCACGACCACGCCCGCACCGACAACCACCACGACCACGGAAGAGGCAACAGCAACCACAACCACGCCCGCACCGACAACCACCACGACCACGGAAGAGGCAACAACCACCACGACCACGGAAGAGGCAACAACAACCACAACCACACACGCACCGCAACCACCACCGCAACCATAACCAAGGAGACCACGATGACCACAACCACGGAAGGGGCAACCACCACAACCACCACGGAAGGGGCAACCACCACAACCACCACGGAAGGGGCAACCACAACCACGACCCCAAGCCCATAGCGGGCAACCACAACCACGACCCCAAGCCCATAGCGGGCACCTCTTGGGTGGTGGTTGCATCCTTGCGCTTCGCGGGCCACAGTGGTAGCATTCTAGACCACTGCGAGGGGATCGCGGCGGGTGCGGATCTGACAGTGGTCACCCCAACCACACCCCACCGGCAACGTAAGGAGACCACGGTGCCAAAGCTCACGATAGGAATGGCGACGTTTGAGGACTACGACGGCGTCTACTTCACAATCCAAGCCCTCCGGGCGTATCACCCCAGGCTCATCCAGGACATTGAGATCGTGGTGGTGGACAACTCGCCCAACACCCCGCACGGTGCCGCCGTAAAGGGCTTCGTCGAATCATGGGCGGGCCAAGGCACGGGCGGCTCAAAATACATCCCCCACGCCCGCAACACGGGCACGAGTGTCTCGCGGAACCTCGTGTTCGAACACGCGACCGGCGAGTGGGTGATGTGCGTCGACTGCCATGTGCTCCTGTGCCCCGGTGCCCTTGAGAAGACGTTGGGGTGGATTGCGGCCCATGAGGACAACAGCGACATCATCTCGGGACCGTTGGTGTACGACGATCTCATGAACACCACCACCCACTTTGACGATATATGGCGGGGCGAGATGTGGGGTACGTGGGGAAACGCATGGCAATGCTGCGACGGCGGCGTCCGCTTCTCCAACATAGAGAAACCGGCACCCAACCAAGAGTCGGCGGTACAATCCATCGCCCTCGGAATGGGAATCCACCCGCTCACCTCGTGCTTCAAGTGCGGGCAGAAATTGCCCGAGGTGGCGTGGGCCGGACACGGGAAGCATTTCCTTGACGCTGGGTACAAACTCCTGGCCCACGGTACGGAGCCGTTCGAAATACCCGGCCAGGGGTTGGGCCTCTTCCTATCCCGCAGGGACGCGTGGGCGGGGTTCAATCCGGACGCAATTGGCTTCGGGGGTGAGGAGTTGTATATCCACGAGAAGTACCGGCAACGGGGCGACAAGGCCCTCTGCCTCCCGTGGTTGCGTTGGATCCATCGCTTCGGGCGGCCCCGTGGCGTACCGTACCCGCTCACCCGCTGGAACAAGGTGCGGAACTACGTTCTGGAATACCGGGAACTCGGCCTTGACGAAGACCGCATCCACGACCACTTCGTGGCCACCGGCCTCGTGACCCAGGCCGGGTGGGACCACCTCCTCAAGAACCCCAGGGTGAATATTACGGAATTCGCAGGTGCGTGCGGCACCTGCCCCGGCGGCAGCAACGACGAGCGAATTGAGAACGCCGAGGGTATCGACCAACTATTCGACGCCCTTAAGGAGACCCCAAGGGACCTCGACAAACACCTACCAAGGCTCAAGGAATTGGCGACCGGGATGGAACATGTGACCGAGATTTCGAAACGGCGTGAGAGCACCGTGGCCCTCCTCGCCGGGCGGCCCGGCACGTTGGTGTCCCACCAAACTGAGCAGGCCGCATTCTTTGAGAAGTTTGAAGAATGGGTGCCCGAGGTAAAGTGGGCGTTCAACGTGGCGGACAGCAACGCCCTCGAAGAGATCGCTCCTACCGATTTGCTTTTCATAGACTCTGCCCGGCACACGTTTAACATGCTTTACGGCGAGCTTATGAAGTTCGCCCCGGCGGTGCGGCGGTACATCGTCATCCACGACACCAAGCTCCACGGCGACAAAGGCGAGGATGGCGGGCCGGGGTACCTGGCCGCCATGCGGCAATTCATGCGGTCGAGCCCCGAGTGGAGCGTGCTCGACCACACGGACCGGCAATACGGTCTGACGGTGTTGGGGCGGCTCGCGGGCGACAAGGTGGCCCTGCCCAGCACCCTGAAGATGGCGGGCAACCTCGCCAAGGCCCTCGCGAGCCATGTGGCCAAGGGGGGCGGGAGCACTGACATAGAAGAATTCAAGGCCCGGCTCAACGTGTGTACGCTGTGCCCACAACGTACCGAGGACCGGTGCGGTGTGTGTGGCTGTTTTCTGACTAAGAAAGCTGCGTTGCGGACGCAACCGTGCCCGCTTGGCAAGTGGCCCACATTGGAAGGGGAGGACATATAACATGGAATTCACCGTAGACTGGTTCAGTGGCGAACGTCCCGCGATATGGTCGAGGTTGTTGGCACCCTGGGCAGGGAGATCTGATCTGAATGTGCTGGAGATCGGCAGCTACGAAGGTCGATCAGCCATGTGGTTCTTGGAGCACCTGGTAACGCACCCTCAGGCCCGCTTGGTGTGCGTCGACCCTTGGGCCGATGGCGGGTCTGACCCCCATTACGGACATCTGCCAATGGGCTCCATTGAAGCGAGATTCGATCGCAACACCGCCCAACACGCCGAGCGGTTGGTGAAGTGGAAAAGCTGCTCGACGCGGGCTTTGGCCAATTGCATTGATCGTAGCGCGGCCTTTGATATCATATATGTCGACGGATGCCACGAACAGACGCAGGCGGCGGCGGATATTATTATGGGCTTTGAGGTGCTGGCACCCGGTGGCATCCTGATTGTGGACGATATTAACCACCCTCATTACAACCTCGGAACCGTGTTCGAAAATTGGGTGCAGGAGCGATCTGAATCGCTCGCCGTGCTGCACCGGGGCGTACAGGGGGTCGTGCAGAAGAAGGTTCTAGACGACCCAGACCGTTCACCAGAAGCGCATGCTAATCTTGCAAAGGGGGTGCCACATGATGGCTCCTAAAATCACCTGCCTCATGCCAACGTACAACCGGGCGGGCGACAACATGAAGCTTCTGGAGGAGGGCATCGAATGCTTCCTCCGGCAGAGTTGGCCCAACAAAGAACTGATCGTGTGCAACGACACACCGGGGCAGACGCTTGAGTGCCACGCTCCCGGCGTCGTGGTGCTCAATCACAACATCCGGTTCGCGTGCCTCTCCGACAAACTCCAGCACATGATCGAGGCGGGCCAGGGCGAGCTATTGTGCCGGTGGGACGACGACGACATCTGCCTCCCCCACCGCCTTTCCTATTCGGCCAACCGGCTCTTCCGCCACCCCGACAAGCTTGAATGGCGGGCGACGAATTACTGGTACACCCCCACCCGCGAGTCGAAGTATTGGTACACCAACGGCGCGGGCAACACGCATTGCATGTCACTCTGGTTCCGGGAAATCCTGGACAAGCTCGAATGGGGGCCGGGCGTCTACCCGCCTGGCATGAGCGGCTGGGAGGACCAAGAATTCAACCGTTCGGGCGACAAAACGGGGTACACCACCCCCGAGGAAATCCCGTCGGAGGATATCTTCTATCTATACCGTTGGGGTGCCTCTCCGGTTCATCTGAGCGGGCACGGCGGCGGCCCGAAGGAGATGCAGGCATTTTATGAGGAGATCGGAAAACGGCCCATCAAAGAAGGGCACTTTGTGGTGAAGCCACGGTGGCACTCGGACTACACCCGGCTCTCCCGCATGGCGGCCATTGCCTACGCAAAGGAAAAGAAGTGAAGCCCGAAAGTCCACGGCGGCGGTAAGGTGTAATCGGTCCCCTGCACCTCCGCCGCCGTGGCATCTTGGGCCTCCTTCTTAAAATCCCCGGCGTTGTCGCACGTCCTACATTAAGCAGACATTTCCAAAATCCACTTCGCCTCCTCTGGCGTCGGCTTGCCAGCCAGGTGCGGCAGAAAAGAACACGCCCGCTCAACCGTTAGGCTGGCGGGCCGTGTCTTTTGTAGTTCGAGTGCTCGATCTACGGACGTCATGGCATCTCTCCGGTTGGTGTTGTGTTGGTTATCCTTTGTGTTCCCTACAGCTTCCCACCTTACCCGCGACCTTGATTTTCGTCGTGTGCTGGCACGGTATTTTCGTGAAGCCAGTCGCTGAGCTTTCGCAGCCCAACCAAGTAAGCAATTTCAGAAAGCGGGTGACCTACTAGGTTGTGAAAGCTCCACCTAAAATGCTTACGGCTCGCTTTACGAACCGCCCGACATTTTCCGGCCAATTTACAAATACTACAACGCATCATGTCGTCCTCCCTTCCTTACGCTTCCCCATCGTCTTCTAAGTCGGTGTTGATCGCCGCACGCAGTCGATCTCGGCAGCGCCTAAAAACTCCTTCATCACCCCACACCTCGGCAAGGTGGTCGAGGGTGGCTAGCACGGCTTGCGCTTCGGTCCGTAGTGTCTTTTCCCCATCGTCTTCTAAGCTGGTGTTGGTCATCGTGGTCTCCTTGGTTGTGGTTGCGGTGGTGGTTGCGGTGCGTGTGTGGTTAATCTTCGGCGTTGATGCCGTCGGTGGTGCAATAGGATGTAATACCGCTATCCCAACGTACCAGCGCCCCGCCCGAGGCGTCGATGCTTTCAACCTCCCCGGTGTCGTAATCTTCTGTCCACGCGTCTCCAGCGGCGATTTGCACGCCCTTAAAGTCAACGCTTCCGTAAACCATCTTGGCCAACTCAACCGCACGGGCGAGGTTGCGAGTACTGGTGTGGTGGCTGCCTTTCGAGTCTAAAATCTTAAAAGCCATTGTCGTGTCTCCGGTTGGTGGTAGTTGGTTATCCTTCGTTACATTGCTATATTACGGCAACGTCGCGGCTTCGGCAATACCCTTACCGAAATACTTTCGAAAGTAAATCAATCTTCTCATTCACGACCCACCTCCACAATGGCCCCGCATTGAAGTTCCGCGATATGGGTCACCATAATAAACTGCACGCCCAGCTCTAGTGATAGGCTCTCCAACATGGTGCGCACACCGGCCCGCCTGTCCGCCGAGACAAATTTGAACGGCTCATCCAACACCACGCACCGCCGCCGTTCCGGGCGGGCGAGCATGAGGCACGAGAGGCGGAGGGCGAATGCGGCCACATCAACCACGCCCCCTCCGCTCGCATCTAGAGGGCTCACATCCCGGCCCTCGCGGGTAAACACCAACCGGGCCTCGGTGCGGCCACGGGCACGTTCGAAATGGATGCGGAATTCGTACGGCTCGTCAAACACGGTGGCAAGGCACCGGCTCACCACCCCGGCGATGCGGTCGTGTGCCTCCTCTTGGATTGTCTCGGCCACGGCTTGGACAATCTGCTGGGCCTCGTCGCAGTCGTCGTAAAGGGCCTCGCCCTCCACCACCAACCGGCGGCACCGTTTAAGGGTCGTTATGGCGGCGGCGCGTGCGGCCAGCGACTCGTCGGCACGCTCCCGCCACTTATTCATCTGCGATGTGCTCATCCCACTTCTCCTCAAACTCGGCAACGGCGGTGGTGTAGGCGGCGTCGGCCACGGCGGCCTCATCCCGCATGGCAATGAGCATCTTCTCGGCCTCCGGCACGTTCTTCGCGCCGAAGTCCTTTTGGAGCTGCTTCATCGTGGCTTCCAACCCACCGGCGGCCCGGTCCCGGTCGGCCCGTGCGGTGTCGGCCTTCTTTTTCAATGCGGCGAATTCCTTCTCATCAATGCTCATCGTCGTACTCCGTAGTCTCTAGGAAGTTTCTGTACCGGAGCCATGTGGCCCGTGGCCCACACCGGGCCACCGCCACACGCACCACACTTATAGTCGGTGTGTCATGCTGCATGATGCTCGCAATGAATCTCTCGTTAAACCCGTGGCCCTGGAGCTCCCGCAACATGGCAATCCGGACCTCGATCTCATCGGGGTCCGGAAGGAACGCACCCCGGTCCGCCGTGGAACGCCCGCCTTGTTGGTGCCGTTCCACGGTTTCACAATACGCACTCCAGGAGTCGTAATGTTCGGCTCTTTCATCGAAAAATTTATCTTCAGACCTTGACATCCGTGCTCTCTATTTCCCGCTGGCCTCCAGGACGATTGTCCGTATGCGGTCGGTGATGTTATTTCCATCGAGGAAGCGTTTGAGGGCCTCCACGAAGTCCAAAGCATCACTCGCACCGAGCCCACGCAGCCCGGAAACGAATTCCGTCATGTCGAGGGCACGCTCAACGAGCTCCGCCGCCTCGGTGATATCGATAAACATATCCTCCGAGCAATCTAGTAGGTGCCGCTCTACCGTGCCGTCGGCGAGGAGCAACCCCACCCCCGGCTCGTAGCTCACCTCGTCCACCTTGCGGCACATAAGGCCACCGCAATTGATTACCGTGGGGCCGTCCCTAATCGTTTTGATGAACCCCTTGTGGTTGTCGCCAAACGCCGCCACATCGTACCCGGCCAACCGCTCCTTGAATGCCGTGATGCGCGAGGCCGGTGGTGCTCCGGGATACCCGGTGGCCGGTGTATAGATGAACGCATGGCACACCGCCACCCGCAACCGGCCCGGCTCCGGCGGCTCGGTGGGTGGCCCAATGCCGAACCCCCACGGCCACCCGTACACGCACACCCCGGCCACGTTGGTCCCCACACCGGGCTCGAGGTTGACGAGCCGACCGGCCTCCACGAGCGTCCAATATGCGGATCGCTTGATGTCGTCGTAGTTGTGGTTCGGGAGATCGTGTTGGCCCGGCACCGCATGCCCACGGGGAAGGTGCTTGATGGCGAAGTTGATGACCTCTGGCGAGGAGTTCCAACGGTCGAAAATGTCCCCGGCGTAAAGCACGGGGGCGTCGTGCCGTTCGGCCAACGCCCCGATTTCTTCGAGGGGACGTAGCATGGCGGCGAACCAGTCCGGCTCGGTGCTGCGTGCCACCGGGGCGCGGGCTTGGAGGTGGATGTCGCTTACGAGGATTGCCCGCACGTCGGGCACCTCTTCGGCACCGCTTTTTCCGCCGCCTCTAGCTCTTCGTTCAGTTGGCATAATCTAGTCTCCTGGCGTTTGGTTTCATTGATTAATTCCTTGAGGGTCTTGCCCCGTTCAACGGTGCCCCGGTAGGCGGTGACCGCCTCTTCCATCGCACCCGTGGGCGGCACCGCACGGGCGGCACGGGCCTCGAGCTTCTTTGCGGTGCCAACCAGCCCCTGAAGCAACTCGGCACGGGCGACGGCCGTCGTGGCGGCACGGCCCGCCGCAACCATGTCGTCGCCCGCCTGGGCCGCCGTTGTTGCCGTTTCACGGGCGGCTTGGTGTTGGCGGGCGTTGTCGACGTGGTTGGCCATTGTGGCCAACCTGGCGGCACGGTCGGCGGCCACACGGGCAATCGTTTCAACTACTTGCAGATCCGCCTCAAACGTGGGCACCCACGCAAGGGCCTCGGTGGCGGCCTTCGCCTCGGTGAGGCCCTCCTCCGCCATCTCGAGCTTGGTGCGGGCACGGTGGAGCTCCCGGCCCACGTTGGCGAGCGTGTCGTCGATGATTCCGAGGTTCACAATCGCGTTAAGTTGGCGGCTCACTTCCCCGGCGGTGTCCGCGAACCAATACGGGGCGTCGTGCTGGCCCTGCCAGCACACCGGCCCCATGTTGAGGAGTCTCTCGACAGGCTCCGGCACCCCACGCCCGAACGCCTTGTACTCGGCTCCATCGAGGCCATACGTGTTCACGTCCCCACCGGGCGAACGGCGGCGGACAATGGTGTGGCCATTCACCACGAGCCGCACGCTGGCCCCCTTGGTGCCGTGCCGCACGAAGGCATCCCCGCCGGGTGTATTCGAGCACACCCAACGGAGAGCCCGGAGGATGGCCGATTTGCCGACGTCAGACGGCCCCACGATGGAGGTGATGGCCGGGCCGAAGTCGACCCGGAGTTTTCCGTGGGCTTGGAAATTCTTGATTAGCAGTCGTTCGAGCATTGCCTAGTCCTTGTCCGAGGGTTCTGGTCGCACGGAGGTGTCGCGGGGACCCCAACACGAGCGCATGCGGGCTTCCATACACCGGACCTCGGGGTAATCCGTGGCCAGCCGTTCGGCTTCTTTCAATGCCGTGTCCTTTGTGAATGCTTGGTGGTTGTCGTCGTGGAACATGGCAAGCCACCCCAGCTCGCCGTCCTCCACAACGACCATCCAATAAGGCCATTCGTGTCGGGGGTCCGCGACCGCAACCGCCGTGAGGTGGCCGGGGTTGCCGTCTGTTAATGGTTTCCTTGTGGTTGCCATGCTACACCTTCCTTGAGAGTTCGTTGATGTCCTCGGGCGATACGGCGGCAAGGAAGTCCTCCAATGCCATTCCCGCCATGTCCACGGCCACGGGCCGCTTATTGCTATCTCGAACGTCAACTCTAATTCCTACAAAGGGGGACGGTCGGCCACCGGAAAACGCACCCACCCCACGGAGGTCCGCCATAAGGAACGTCGGCACCCACACCAACGCCCGCCGCCGGGTGCGTTGGGTGACCAACATCCACGCATAGGAGCCCGCCAATTCGTAGCTCTCTAGGGTCTGCGATAGGAAGTTTTCCCACTCCTGCGTCCCGCCGCCAACCAACCGGTCCGCGAGGTCCTGGAACGTGTATTCTGAGTATCCCTTTTTGAGCTCAATTGTAAACATGTCAATCAACGGGGCACCGATGGGGTCGGTGGCGGATATGTCACCATGCTGGCCCGCCGTGGCGGCCCCGCGTTGGCCGCGCACCTTGGCACGGGCACCCGAGCCGCTCGAACGCCAGAATACGTCCTCGCGTGCCCCACGCGTCCACCACCGCGAGAGCAACCGGCAAGTGTCCCTCTCAAACTCACTTCCCTTGGAGGAGTTGCCACCGCCCCGGCACAGCCCGATGATGTCGGAGTTGGTGTGCCCGGTGGCGGCCTTGAGTTCCTTGAGCAACCGCCTGGCTTCAGAAGCCGAAGCCCTTTTCTTTTTCGCCACGTTTTCGTCCTCGTGATTTTCGGGTGGCGGTACGGGGCGCGGTGGACCGGATACTCTGCATCCCAAGCTCGTCCGCGAGCTCCTGCCACGCCTCTTCCGTCACCTCATCCTTGCGTAATTCGAACTCCGGCGTGCCGGGGTACGGCAACCGCACGAGGCCGATGTTATGGTTGTGAATTGCAATGCCCTCAGAGATCATCTTGTAGGTCTTGTGATGGGCCGGTAGTTGGCCCCGCACCCATGCGGCTGCGGTCTTCTCACCCACCCCTTTGATGCCATGCACGTCGTCCGTGGAGCACCCGGCGAACGCCTTGACGGTGGCCCATTGCGATGGCTCAATTCCCCACTCGGCCCGGAAGGTGTCGGCGGTGACGGCCTTCCGAGTTTGCGGGTTGTAGCACCACACGTTCGGTCGGAGGCATTGCCAGAGATCCTGATCGCCCGATACGATTATCACCTCCTCGTCATCCGGCACGGCGGCGGCAATGGCGGCAATGATGTCGTCGGCCTCGAATCCCTTGGCCGCAAACACGTTTCGAAACCCAACCTGGGGGAGGTACCGGCGGCGAAGGTTCTTTACCTGGGCCTGGAAGTTCTTCCGTTGCTCCCGCTCCTCGGGCGGCTCGTTGTCGTACCGCTCGCGCCGGCTCAACTTGTACTCCGGGGCCACGCCCTGCCGGAGACCGCCGCCACCGTAGTCAAACGCAAACACGCACCGGCTCGTCGCGAGGGTTTCCTGAAGCACCACAATGTCCCGCAGCACCCCGAAGATCGCCCCGGTGCCGTCGCCGTCGTGGTTGAGCGCGCCCATTGCGTGAAACGCCCGGTGGCAGAGGTAGTTCGTGTCGAGTAGGAGCAGCGGGTTCATGATTTTGTACCCTTGGACGAGGCCCGGAGCGTGTTGGTCAAAGTGGTGTCGAAACCAAATCCGTCGCCCTCGGGGTTCAATTCTATCCATCGCGTTTGGACCTCGTCCGGGTGGCGTTGCAGGATTGCCGACATGTACGGGATGTCAACCGGCGGGTCACGGTGCCGACCCTCGCCCCCCAGGGCGTTGTGCAGGGCCTTGTCTTCCCACTTGGGCCAAGCACACCCGCACCGCCGTAGGCGTGCCGTGGTGGCGGTGTATAGCCGCCGTGGGCCGGTGGCCTCACCGCCACCGTGGCCGGTGAGGTATTTCCAGATGATGTCGTCGACTCCCGGCCCGGCGAGTACCGGCATACCGGCGGCCACCATTGCCTGGGCCACCATGCGCCACGGCGGCTCGGTGCGGCCCGGTGCCAGGTATGCGTTGAGCCCGGCGTCAATTTCGGCGGGGGTGTGGGTGTGCCTTTTCGGCATATTTATTCTCCCGTTTGATCTCCAATTGCTTCTGAACGGCGGCAAACGCATCCGCCACGATCTCCTCTAAGTCGTCCCGGAGGTCGTTTTCCTCAATCCACTTAATCAGATCCTCACGTCGCTTCTTTATGCCGTTGAAATCCTCGGTGGCGTCTACAATCCCGCCATCGCTTTTCCAGAACTTCCACTCGCAAAGGTAGTCCACCATTGAGCCGACGTCATCGATGCCGACGTCATAGTAGATGGGAACCTTCACCAACCGCTCGGCCACCCCGGTCACCCGGTTCTTCTTGAGCACGATGTTACAGAAGGCACCCACCACCACATCTTTCCCTCGAACCGTTTTCTTGATCTTGGCACCCACCCGGCTCACGATCTGCACGGTGGCGTAGAACCGCAACGCGCGGCCCCCGGCGTACACGTCATCCTCCTCAAACGGCCCGCCGTCGATGTTGTCGCGTGCCTGGGAGAGGATGATTAAAATGCACCCGGTGTTCCGGAGGCGGTGTGTCACCCGGCGGATGCGTTGGGAATTCTGCTTCGCCTTTCCGTCGCCGTAGTCCCCCTTCGCCTTCGCACCGCCACGGGCCTCGCCCTTCGCCTCCTGAAACTTCGCCTCGGAGTATTTGGAGTCCAAGGCGTCCATGCTGTCGAGGATGTAGATCCACGGGCGGCCACCGGCCTCACGGCGTTCAAAATGGTCGTCCAGATTGAAGTAGAAGTCCTCAATGGTCGCGGAGTACACGGGCGAGCGGTCGGCACCGCTCCCGGCCCACCGTGGCGGCTGCAGGCGACGCGCCATGCGGCGTCCGAAATACCGCTCCATGTCCATCAACGCCCCGTCCTCTACGTTGTCGTAGATGAAGTCATACTCGTCGAATTGGGGGTTAATGCTCGCCTCGGCCAATGCCGTAAGCGTGAGGAAGGTCTTCCCCGAGCCGGAGTGGCCAGCCATCCAGAAGTATCTTCCCTTCATGAACCCGCCCCGGCGGTCTCCCGAGATGTTGAGATCCATGAGCGTGCTCCCGGTTTTCAATAGGTCCTCCGGGGTGTACGGCGGCGACAAATCCCCATCCGTGAAGGTGAGTTCTTCCGCAATCTGCTTCGCTGATTTCCTGGCCATGTTCGTTCCTTAAAAATCCCCGGCGGCCACGGGCCTGCGGTGAGCACACCCGCACCGCCGGGGCAGCACCCACGGAGGGCTGCCGTGGTTCAGATCAGTCGTCCCAGTCGTCGTCCCAGTCGTCGTCGCCGCCGGTGGCACCGCTCTTCACTTTCCCTTTCCCTTTGCTCGGCTTGGGCTCCGGCTCGTCCTCGTCCTCGTCCTCGTCCTCCTCGGCCAAACGCTTTTTCTTTGCGGCTGCGGTTTCTTTAGAAGGGGATGTCGTCTTCTGGGAAGGTGTTTTCTTCTGCGAAGAAGGGGGCGTCGCGGCGGCTCCTGCCGCTTCGTCGGGGTCCGGGCTCTCCTCACCCTCCACGGGTTCGAGATCCATTGGGTCTACCCCCTTGATCACGTCGTCGTCCCCGGTCATGATGTTCACCGTGAGTCCGTCCTTGGCCACCCGAATCACGGTGCATGTGCCGTGTTCGTCGTGGTCTACCTCGTCGCCCTCGGCAATGCCGAGGCTGGCCGCCGTAGGCGGTGCCTTACTCCCCTTCCCCTTCCCCTTCGGCTTCGGCTTAAATGCCCGTTCGATAACCTCGTCCTCGTCATCGCCGTTGGTAATGGGCTCGCCGTCCAAAGCCTTTTGAAGGGTTTCGTAGTCCGTGATCTTAAGGCAGTTGTCGAGGCATATCGCCGCCGCTTGTTCTAGGATCTCTTCGGCCAGCTTCTTATCGCCGTTCGCGTCGAAACCATACTTCCGTTCTTTGAAGTTGATTTTGGCGGCCAAGACCCACGGGTTGGCCTGGCCAATGTTCTTCGCTTTGAATCGCACCACCAATGTACTTCCCGCCTCCGGGTCGTCGAAGTTGTCGATGTGATCCGCTTCCTCACCGGCGATCTCCTCGTCGAGCAACTCGCCCATCGTGCCGTAAGCCCCCTCGTAGAATTGGAGACCCTTCTCGGCTTCCTCGTGTACGAAGATGAGCATGATTTGCCGCCACTTGGGCTTGAATTCTTTCATGTCGTCCCACTCCGCACCTGCCTTCCGCAGCGTGGCGAAGTGCTCGGCCACCGGGTCGGCCACGCCGCACATCTCACCGATGGCAATCATGCGTTTCTCATCGATGCCCATGTTGTTATAGACGGCGTAAGCAAGCTCGAAGTATTCGTCTCCAGAGTCGGCGTTCTTGTTTCGGTTTCCCACAATGTAGGGGATCACGTCGATGTGATACGTTTCCCCCTTCTCGGGCTTGAAAACATCGAGCCCCTCCGGGACCTTGATGCAGTCCCAATCGCCGCCGCCACCGGCTTGCTGCTCCTGCCGCCTTACGTGGCGGTCTTCTCGGCGTGTCCCTCGTTTTTGTTTCGATCTCTTGGCCATTGCTGGTCTCCTCGGGTTATAGGTGTTGGTGTGGGCCACAACGGCCCCGGCACCTTAGTCTCGTTTCGTCAGTCTGATTCCTTACCGCGACGTCGCCGCCGTGTTGTTGTCTTCGTCGGAGGTGGTCCGCCCGGCGACAGTTCTTCGGGCGGCGTGCGTGCCGTGGGGTCGGCGTACCATTGTCGGAGCCAGAGGTCGGTCATCCCCTGGAGGGTTGATTTGCGGTGCGAGATCGCATCCACGGCGGCCCGTAACATCCGCACCTCGTGCTTGGCGGCGTTCCATTTCTTGGTGGCCATTTTATGTTCCGCCTGCTCGCACACGCACCCCGGCACGGTGCTCTCGGTCACCTTGGCGAGGCCATACGCCGCCGGGTCGCTTCGGATGTCCCGGTCTAGCTCGGCGGCCACCACGGCCAACGTGGCCTTGGCTTTGTCCTCGGCCCATTGTGCCTCGGCCAGCATGGTCGAATATTCGAACATGAGGGCCGCTTGGTTCTGCCACGCCTCCCCGAGGTTGTCGAGGTTGACGTGGAGATCGAGTTTGATTGGCTCGGTGCTCATAGGTTCCTATTTTCCTTGGTGGGTGGCATTGTAGCAGCTCATCACGAGGCCTGCCTTTTTGGTGTCGAAATAATTGTCCTGAAACTCTTCTAAAATGCCCACGGCGCGGGCCGCCTGCGGGCCACCACCGAGGGCGACTTTCGTGAAGTAGCTTAGGATCATCCACCGGATACCCTCGGGATCCTCGTCGCATTCCTTGACGATTTTCGCCACCGTGCCCCACGCCTTACCTGCCCCAAGCGCACGGGCAATCTCGAACGCCGCCTTTTTGGCATCCGCCTTCTGGAGGCATTCAATCTTCGCGGCGTCGTCTTCAATTCCGATAATCTGCTGGAGCAACACGAGGGCCTTGCGTGCGGAGCCTTCCGCCACCTCCGCCAGCCTGGCGGCCACGTCTTCGTCTAGGCCGAGGCCCGTCCGCTCGTGGTATATGCGGCTCGCGAGCCCGCCCAATTCGTCCTCGGTAAGGGGTCGCACCTTGATCTCCGTGCAACGGGTGCGGATTGTTTTCTTCAGCTTCTCGGGGTTGGTCGTCGCGAGCATGAACCAGACGTGGTTCGGCGGCTCCTCCAGCAACTTCAGGAACGCTCCCTGGGCGTCCGGCGTAAGGGCGTGGCACTCGTCGATGAGCCAGACTCGGGTCGGCCCGTTCATGGGTGCTTGCCCCACCCGGCCCTGGATCTCACGCACCATGTCAATCCCGCGAGTTTGGGCCGCATTCAGCTCGAAGAAATCTTGGTTGCTGCATTTTAGCTTCGTCCGCACAATTCGGGCGAGGGTGGTCTTGCCGCACCCGGTTTCCCCGGTGAAGAGGATGCAGTGCGGCATCCCCCCTTTTCCGAGGGCGATGAGTTGTTGGCAGGCCTCCTTCTGTCCCACCACCTGCTTGAGTGTAGTGGGCCGTTCCTCTAGATGGATTTCGCGTTCCGTCATAATGGTCTCCTGGGTTGGCAACGTACCGGGTCGGCCCACCGTGATTCGGTTGGTGCCGCATGCCCCGCACGTCTTGGGTTTCGTCTCATGTGGATAAAATCGTAATTGCTTGCACGTTCCGCAGCGGTATTCCCAGCGTTCCCCGGCTGGTACCACCACGGTTAATTTCTTGCCCCCCTGCCGCCCCGGTATGCGGCCCCTGGCAACACACGGGCCGCACGGGCCGCCCCGTGAGTTAAATCCCGTGCCGCCGCACGCCATGCACTCAGTCACCTTGGCTGCCCACCTCTCCCCGCATCCTCCTCACGGGCGGCGGCCATTGTCTTCCGGAACCGGGCTTGCACCTCCGGCGGCCAACCGGCGTAGGCTTCGCCGACAACGTCTTGAACTTCGGTGGTGGCCCCCTCTACCGTTTGGGCGCGGCGGGCCGGGCCGCACCCGGCGGGGCAATCGACCCGGTGGTCCTTGTGGCCGAGGAATTCCAACGGCACGGGGGCGGGGAACACCTTCTCGCAATTGGGGCACCAATACATCTCGCTCATGGCCCCACCCCGTTCACCCCGGAGGAGCATTGGCTTAGGATGTATGTCCGCAACAACAACATCGCCTCCGCCGGTTCGAACCCCTCTAGGATACAGCGGTTGTGCATCCTCCACCACAACGGCGGCATGAGTTCCGCGAGGGTGTCTTGGAGGTGTCTGTACTCGGCGGCCTGTGCGGCCTTGGACGAACACACGGCGCAAACGGCTTCCTCGAACGACACCGCCGAGGCCGCTTCGATTAGTTCGCCGCACACCATGCACGGCTTGGTCTTCTTGTCGCTCATTTTGGTATCCCCACGGGTTCCTTATCGTACCAGCTAGTCGTGGCCATCTCGGCCTCCACTTCGAACGGCACCGTAATCCAGTCCCATTCCTCCCGGAGTTGGTTGGTGGCAATGTCCCCGGCGAGGGCCAGGTAGTCATCCACTTCCCCCAACGGCACGTCGGCAATCAAGGAGTCGTGGATTTGGCCCACAATCTTCGCCCCCATTCGCCGACGCTTGGTCTCGGCAAGCAACCGGCATAAACTCCAAAGGAGGCAATGGAACGCCGGGCCTTGCACATGATAATTCATCACTTGGTTCTTGTTCATCGGGCCGTGGCACCGGAATCCCGTCACGGTGTCGATGTGGCCCCGTTTCTTGTAGTCCTCAATCCACGCCTGGCGGTGAGCGTGGTAGACCCGGAACCGCTCGTTCCAGAAGCGGTCCTCCACCTTCTTTATGTGGGCCTCAAATGTGCCCGGCGTGGGTTCGTTCCGGTTGGCCGGGTTGCAGTCGCCCCGGCCCGTGATTCCCGCACCCCGGAGGTGCTCTTCCAACGGAACACCGGCAACGGTGACGAGGCCGTGGCGGGCCATGTCGTCCCAGAGGTTCTGGGCGACGGCCTTGTACCAATCTCCGTAGAATTCGGCAAACACAAACCCGCCCTTGGCGCATTGGCGGGCGGCCTTCGTCACCTCCGATTTGTCGAGCAGGTAGCACTCCGCAGCCATGTCGCGGTGCATGTCCCCTTCGGTCGCGTCATAGGTAAGCTTCGGATCGCCGCTCAAAGCGCATGCGACCATCACCTCGAGGGAGGAGTAGTCAATTTCGATAATTGCGTGCCCGTCACGGGGGATGAATGCCCGGCGGATTAGCTTCCCCTGCACCGGGTCCCGGATGGGCATGTTCTGGAGGTTGGGTGAGTCCGATTGGCCACGGAAGGATCGCACGAGGTGCAGCCCGAAAAACGAGTGGAGAAACTCGCCCTCCACTTCCCGCCGCACGCCGAGGAGATAGGTGCCGTGGACCTTCCTCAGCTTCTCCAACCGTAGGAAGCCCTTGGCGTACCGGGTGCCAATACGTTCCAGAGCCGTTTCGTCTAGCTGTACCTTGCCCGTGGCGGTGGTGGCGGTTGGCTCGTGGCCCATGTCGTGGAAGAGCACGGCGGCGAGCTGGTCCCGTGCCGTGAGGTTGGTGGCCTGCCCGTATCGCCGCCTCTGGAGCCGGTATTCCTCGCACCCCCGGAGCTTGCCCTCTAGGTTGGCAATGCGGGCGGCGGTGTTGGCGATGGCCCCGTCAAGGTAACCCACGTCAATCCGCATGCCGTTCGCCTCGACCTCGGCGAGGGCAATGGCCCCCCGGTGCATGAGGTCGTAGCCATCCTGTTGGGTGAGCCTCATCCTATACGGCTCCTTCGATGGTTCCCGCATGCGGATCGTCCTTGGCCGGGGTGTGCGTGTGGCCACCACCCTCGGCGGCGTCCGCTTTCCAGTCCCGCTTCTTCACGATATTATTCCAGGTCTCGTTGAGAATGGTCACGAGGTTGGTGAGGGGCTTTTCGCCGTTGCCCGCCAGGTGCTCCTTCACGAAGAGATCGAGGTGGAACACAAACCCACCCACGGCGGCCAACCGGGCGGCGGCAAACTTCACATCGTTGTCCATGTCCCGGATGCCTTGGTGCCGCTTGAGGTGCGCACGGTTGAGCCTCCCCAGGTACACCACCAGCCCCGAGCCAGGGTCGTAGATGTCGCGGCGGTCTAGCTCGGAGCGGTACGGGATAACAATGCCCTCGCGGCAGCAGTAATCACAGAGGTAGATGCAGAGGTCGCCCACGGCGTCCTTGGTGTCCGTGTTCGTGCCGCTTTCAAAAAGCTCGCCGAGCTCTTCAGAGAGGCCCATGAGCGGGGCCATGCTTCCCAGCCGGACCTCCACGCCCTCCAGCGGTCGTCTCAGGGCGCGGGACCCGGTGTGGCACTTCCCCACCACCGCCGTGAGGTAGGGTGTTTCTTGGTGCCCAAAGTTCTCTAGGCTCCACGGGCCTACTTCGTACTGTATATTTTCGAATGATCGCATCGTCGTGTCTCCGGTTGGTGATGAAAAAGTGGGTGGCACCGCCACCACTGCAACGAGTCGCGAGGTGGCGGCCACAAACCGTAGTCTCGGTTCATATCAGACCTTCCATGGTCGGGGGTAGTTAAGCTCCGCGAGTTGGTGCGTGGCCACCCGGAATTCGAGTAGGCTGTCGAGGCCGTTGTAGAGGAGCAGATCTTTGATCTCGATCTCACTCAAAACTTGATTCACGGTTTCGTCGCCCTTGGTTTTCAGGAAGGGCTCGACGTGCTTGTTCCATAGGGGCACGCCCAACCGCACAAACGACTGGAACTTTACGCTGGTGATGCCCTGGCGGTTGTCGAGCACATGTGCCGCGAGCATGGTGTCCCACACCCACGCCCGCACCCGGTGCCCGAATTCCTTCCGGGTCCACCGGTCTTCGAATTTGAGGTTGGAGGCTATCTTCGGCACGGGGCTCCGGAGGAGGTCCCGCATGGCGTCCCGCGCCGCACCGTGCCACGGGAACGCGATGCACTGCTCCGGCTCCGTGCGGCCCCAGGCCACCGAGCACGACACAATCCGGGCATCCGGACCGTCTGGCTTAAGCATGTTGGTTTCGTAGTCCCACGCAATGGCCCCTGTCTGACGTGTAGCCGCCCGCCGCAACCATGTGGCGGCTTTGTTGGGGTCCACCTCAATCCGCACGTCGTCGGCCCACCGGGGCACCTGCGGCCACGGCTTGCCCCCCAACCCCACGGCGGCGGCAACGTGGGCGGCGAATTGGCGGTCTAGCACCGGGTCACCCTCCTTCGCCAATTGGTCCGGGTGCCATGTGGGGCAGACCCAAGAGTTGAAGTCTTGCACGGGTATCCGCCACCCGGCCCACCGATTGATCGAGCCAATGTCTTCGCCCCACACCCGGCCCAGCACGGAGCCGGTGGCGGCCCCGCCCAACGGCACAATCACGTCCGGTTGAAGTCGCTTGATTAAGCCGTTCATGTTCGGGCGACATTGTACCACGTTCGCCCCCGTGGCCTTGCCCCTGGGGTGGCAGATAATCGCCCCGCTCACCCACCCGTCCTCGTCTATGTCGAAGTCGTGTTTTTGGAGGGTTCGTCTAAGCAGGCCCGGCGTCGTCCACCGCCCCTCTTCGTCGGCGTCGGCGTCGGGGGCCTCTAGCACGAAAAGCACCCGCCTGGCACCGTTGCCCGCTTCGGGTAG